CTTTCCAACCTGACATTTAGTGTTGCAAATACAGCTGTTACTGCGGCTACATACGGTAACGATGGTGCGGTGCCACAAATTGCAATAAACGCCCAAGGTCAAATTACTGCAGCTTCTAACGTATCGATTAATGCTTCTAGTATCTCTGTAGGTACTTTAGCAAATGGTAGAACCACAGCAGATTCCGCTAACGGTGCCTCCACAATCGTAGCTCGTGACTCAAATGGTTCTTTTAGTGCTAACGTCGTAACGGCTGGTACTGGCTCATTTACTAGCGTTTCTGGTAACGGTATAGCCTTAACTGCTATTAACGCTTCAAACATTTCTTCTGGAACCCTAGTTGTAGGTCGAGGTGGTACTGGGCAGACTTCTTTAACGGCTAATAACGTCATTCTTGGTAATGGCACAAGTGCAGTTCAAGTTGTTGCTCCTGGAACAGCTAATAACGTTCTGACCTCTAACGGTACAACTTGGGTTTCTCAAGCACCAGCCGGTGGTGGCGTAACAATTACAGATGATACAACCACAAACGCCACTAGGTATCCTGTATTTGAAGATGTAACTAGCGGTAGCGTAACTGGCGTATTTGTTTCTAGTACCAAACTAACATATAACCCATCGACTGGTAACTTAGTTGCTACGATTCACTATGCTTCTTCAGATGCACGATACAAAGATGATGTAGTTGTAATCCCTAATGCTTTGGATAAAGTTAATCAAATTCGTGGTGTTACTTATGTACGTAATGACATACCCGATAAGTCTAGACATGCTGGTGTGATTGCCCAAGAAGTTGAGGCAGTATTGCCAGAGGTTGTTAGCACAAACGATAAAGGGTATAAGTTGGTTGCATACGACAACATGATCGGTTTGCTGGTTGAAGCAATTAAGGAACTCAAAGCCGAAGTTGATGCTCTGAAAGGCAGATAATGTTCGGGACCTTCCCGTTTGCTGGGGCGCCTTTTGCGGACAGCGGGGAGGCGTTTGCCAACGTTGTTGTAAACCTAACAGGTGTTAGTGCTGTTGCTCGCCTTGGAAATGTAGAAGTTCCTGGTAGTGCTGTAGTTGATGTAACTGGCGTAAACGCTGTAGGTCAAGTTGGCGATGTAGATGTAATTACTGGTCAGTCTATTGATGTTACTGGCGTATTTGCCGTAGGTCGTGTTGGCGACGCCGAAGTTAATGCCGATGCAATAGTTGATTTGACTGGGGTATTCTCAGTAGGCCAAATTGGTAACGTAGACATAAGCACTGGCTGCACAGTAGACCTAACCGGGGTGTTCTCCGTAGGGCGAATTGGTAACGTAGACATTAGTACGGGTTGTACGGTAGATGTAGATGGTGTTTTCGGGATTGGCAGAATAGGGAATGTTGAAATATCTGCTGGCGCTACGGTTGATTTAGTCGGCGTACAAGCCGTTGGTCGCATCGGTAACGTAGAAGTTCAGTCTGGTGCGGTAGTTGACCTGAGTGGGGTATATGCCGTTGGGCGGGTTGGAGACGTCGTAGTAGCGGCTAATGCGGATATTTTTGTTACTGGTTTTGCTGTTCCCACCCTTTTAAACAGCGTAGATGTATCTACAGGAGTAACGGTTGACCTTGTTGGGCAAGCAATCCCTGTTTCTGAGGGTGATTACGAAGTCCAAGGTACTGTAATTATTAACCTTACTGACCAAAACCTTAAGGCTATTGGTCGGATTGGGGACGTAAACGTAGTAGAAAGCGTTGCAATTGACGTAACTGGGGTATTTACAGCTGGTCAGGTAGGTGATGTAGAGGTTATAGAAAGCGTTACAGTAGACCTAACAGGCGTTTTTGCGGTTGGTCAGACGGGTAATGTAGCTATTACTGCGGATGCCAATGTAGACCTGGTTGGGGTATTTGCCGTAGGTAGGCTAGGTAATGTTGAGGTCAGCGGCAGTGCCGTAGTAGATTTGACTGGAACCCAGGCGGTAGGTCGGGTTGGTGATGTTGATATATCTGCTGGGGTTACAGTAGACCTAACTGGGGTCTATGCCGTAGGTAGGCTGGGTAATATAGATGTTACCGGTGCTGCTATAGTAGATCTGACTGGGGTATTTACTGTAGGACGTCTTGGTAATGTAACCACCCAGACCGAGAACTTTATTAATGTAACTGGGGTAAGTTCAGTTGGTGTAGTCGGCACTGTAGACGTAGTACAAAGCGTCACGGTTGACGTAACTGGGGTATTAGCAGTTGGTAGGGTAGGGGTTGCGACTTCTTCCGTCATCGCTATAGTTAATTTGACTGGGGTAAAGACAGTTGTTAAACTTAACGCAGTAAATGTATGGGGCGACGTAAATACCTTCCAAGACTCAATTTGGGCAGATGTGGACACTGAGCAAACGTCAAATTGGACGGATGTAGATACTGAGCAAACGTCAAATTGGGAAGAAGTTATAGCAGCGTAAGGATAAAAGGGAGTAATAAATGGCAAGTACATTTTCACCGTTAAAATTTGAGCTTATAGGTACTGGAGAACAAGACGGTACCTGGGGCGATACAACAAATACAAATATTGGCACTGCCATTGAGCAGGCCATTACTGGATCTGGGGACATAACTTTTGCCAGTTCAGACGTTACGCTTACTTTATCTAACACCAATGCTGCCCAAGTTGCCCGTAATTTACGTTTAGTTTGTGTAGGCGTTTCTGGCGGTGCAAGACAATTAATTGTTCCTGCTATTGAGAAACAGTATATTGTCCAAAACGATTTAGCCGATACCGTAACAATTAGAACATCTGCTGGCACGGGAGTTACAGTCCCTGCTGGTAAAACAACCGTAGTGTTTAATAACGGCACAGATGTTGTTGAAGAAATTACAAACCTGAATAGTTTGGCAGTAGCAAATTTAACCGCCTCTGCTTTTTCGGCTCCAATTAATGCGTCAAGTATCAACACAGGTACTTTAGCTAACGCTCGTACCACTGCAAACTCCGCAAACGGCGCTTCTACCCTCGTAGTTAGAGATTCAAACGGCTCTTTTGCTGGTAATGCTGTAACCGCAACTTCAGTAACCGTAACTTCTCTTTCAACCGCTAACTTTACAATCCAACAATTTGGTACGGTATTAGCGATTCAGTACAACGGTACTAATGTTGCAGTAATTAATTCTAGTGGTAACGTAAGTGCTAACGGTCAATTTACTGCTGGTGCTAGTATTTAATTTTAGGAGAAACATATGCCAATAACAGTAAGCGGTACAGAGATAACATTTAATGACGCAACGGTCCAGACTACTGCAGCAACAGGCGGGGTTACGGGAGCAAGTGGTCAAGTATTTACAAGTAGTGGAACATTTACAATTCCAACTGGTGTTACTAGATTAAAAATTAGTGTATCCGGGGGCGGTGGAAGTGGTGCAGCCGGTGCACAATTCGGACAATTTGGCGGCACTGGCGGGGGCGGCGGCGGCGGTGCGTCGTCAATTGGTTACTTAACAGGACTGACTCCCGGAGGCACTTTGACTGTAACTGTTGGAGGAATAGGTGGAACATCTAGCGTTGCATCAGGAACTCAATCTATTACAACAATATCTTGCACGGGCGGTGGAAACGGCAATACTGGTAGTTATCCGTCCTCTGGTGGCGCAGGCGGTACTGCTACTGGAGGCACTTTTAACCGAAATGGTAATGCACAAAGTGGCGGCAATGGTGGAAGTGGTTTGGGGCTTGGAGGATTTGGGGGCGGTAGAGGTGGCTTTGCAGGCGGGCGAGGTGGTAACGGCGAAGCGGCTACTATGTACGGATCGGGCGGTGGCGGCGGCGGTCAATGGGGTGATGGTGACCCTCCCTCACCTCCGGGTTCGGGTGCGTCTGGTTTTCAAGGCATTGTTGCTATTGAATGGTAAGGGAAATATATGACAACGCAAAATTATTTAATTATTCAAAATAATATAGTAACCAATAATGTAGTTTGGGATGGTGATACAACAAAATGGACCCCTCCTGCAGAGTCTATTGCTTTAATTCAAGCAACTACTCCGGCCTTAATATGGCAACTAAATAACGACCATACAGACTATGTTCTTGTAGAACAACTTGGCGCAGCACAAATTGGATTTACTTGGAATGGAACGGTTTGCACGACTAACGAACCTAAACCAGTAATTCCGACAGCAACGTAAGGAACAAAAATGATTAAAACCGTTCAGGATTCGATGGAAGGTGGCGAGTTTAAGCCACGTCACACCGTTGAAATCTATTGCCCAAACTGTAAGCGTGATGTAGATGAAACTGAACTGTCCATGAAAGTATGTGGTGACTGCGGTCATTCCTTAGCCGAGCCTGAGCAGCACGTAGCTATCGTAGTAGCCAATATGTCATTTGGAGGAAGTACGTTGTGAGTGATAAAGAACAATACGTTGAGTCAGCCAAAGAAGTAGCTGGAAAGGCCATCGGAAAACATGGCCTTATTTACATTACGATTATCGTAGCCATGGGTGTCGGTGCATCTATTGTTCTTGAAGAAGGCAAAATGGCTGCCGTTATGGGTCTACTTGGTGCGTCTTTAACCGCTCTTATTTCCATGCTTAACGGTGTTGCTGGTGCTACTCCAAAACAAGACAAGCCTGAGTTTGAGGTAATGAAGCAGCTTATTGACAAAGTAGAAGCCATGGCTGATCGGGATCCTATGACTGTTGCAGTAGATGGCGATAAGGTTGTTGTTCGTAAGGGTGATAACGAAACCGCTATTGGGAGATAACCCATGAACATGCAAGACATACTCAAGGCGGTTATTCCGATCTTAGTAGCTTGTATAGCATGGCTACTCGGTCAAGTATCGTCATTTCAGGACCGCCTTACTAAGATTGAAGGCAAAATGCCAGCGTTGATTACAAGCGAAGGTATCCCCACAGATAGTCCTATTTCAGCAGAAAGACGGGCAAAAATTAGAGAAGAAATTTACCGTGAAATTCATGATATGCACGTTCGGGTAAAACTTCTTGAAGAACGAGAAAGGTTGGGTAAAAAATAATGTTCCCACTTACTGCACTATTTGATGTGGGGATGAAGGTCCTAGACAAGTTCATTCCTGATCCAGAGGCTAAAGCCAAAGCGCAAAAAGAACTGCTAGAAATGCAACAACAAGGCAGATTGGCAGAACTTAATGCTGATAATGTAGAGGCCCAAGAACTGACCAAACGCCATGAAGCAGATATGGCAAGCGATTCTTGGATGTCTAAAAACATTCGCCCAATGACCCTTTTAATCATTCTTGGCGGTTACTTTACCTTTGCCATGATGTCTGCCTTTGGATACGAAGCTAACCAAAACTACGTAACTTTGCTCGGAAATTGGGGCATGCTCGTGATGTCGTTTTACTTTGGCGGTAGAACCCTCGAAAAGATTATGGACATGAAGTCTAAGGAAAAAGATGCAAAGTAATTTTGAGAAGTGTCTAGCAAAGATGTTGGCACACGAAGGCGGCTTTGTAAATCACCCACAAGATCCAGGTGGCATGACCAACCTAGGCGTTACTAAACGGGTTTGGGAAGAATGGGTCGGGCACGAGGTTGACGAAAAGCAGATGCGGGCACTTACCCCTGAAACAGTTGCCCCTCTTTATAAAAGGAAGTACTGGGATGCTGTCAGAGCTGATGAGCTTGTGGCTGGTGTTGACTACTGCGTTTTTGATGTCGCTGTTAACTCTGGTCCCGGGCGAGCCGTTAAGTTTCTACAGTCGTGTGTTGGGACTAATCCTGATGGTGGTTTTGGCCCTGCTACTATGGCTGCCGTAGAAAAAGCGGAAGAAGATCCAGATAGACTGGTAGAACTGTATTGCGCAAAACGCCTAGAGTTCTTACAATCACTAAAGACCTTTGAAACGTTTGGTAAAGGTTGGTCAAGGCGTGTTGCCGAGGTCAAAGACGAAGCACTTAAGATGTTAGGGTAAACCCCCATGCCGTTACAAAGAATACAGTTTAAGCCGGGCGTTAATCGAGATCAAACTAACTATGCCAATGAAGGCGGGTGGTTTGAGTGCGATAAGATCCGCTTTCGATCAGGCTACCCACAGAAGATAGGCGGCTGGCTACGCTACGGCACGTTCACAATTCAAGGTGCATGTCGGTCCATGTTTAACTGGGTGACTAGTTATAGCGATAACTTCATGGCTTTAGGCACCAACAAAAAGGTATACATCGAGGCTGGTCGGCTTTTATACGACATTACCCCCTATTATCTGCAGCTTACAAGCCCATTAACAAATAACTGTTTTACCTTCACTCAAGGCTCTAGAGTTGTACTGGTTACGCTTGTTGGGCACGGTGCAGAAACTGGCGATTCTGTTACGTTTAGTGGCGTTGTAGGGACAGTATTCCCAGACCCAAATTTTATTGCGGGCATACCTGTATCTGAAATTAATGCGACCCATGTCATTACTAAGTTAACCACTAATACGTTTACGATTACTGTAGCTACAGCCGCTAACTACGGTTCTGCATGGGACGTAGGTGAATGGGGTTTAGGTGAGTGGGGTCTTGGAGTTATACCTGCCACAATAGTTGACGGTGGTACTAATATTGTTGCGGATTTTGAAGTACCAATTGGAAACCCAATAACCGTATTTGGTTACGGCTGGAGCGTAGGCACTTGGAATACTGGTGCTTGGGGGCAAAGTTCAGGTCAACCTATTAATCTTCCGCAACGCAATTGGTATTTCCAAAATTTTGATAACGACCTCGTAATGAATATCCGTAATGGAGCAATTTTTTACTGGGAACGCGGAACCAATCCGAACCCAAATCTTGCTTTAAATACACGGGCTGTTTACTTAGCTGACTTACCTGGCGCTACAGATGTGCCACTGCAAGCTACGCAAATTATCGTTTCCCAAAACGACAAGCACCTTATCGCTCTTGGCTCCACTGCTTATGGCAGCGTTGATTTTGACCCCCTATTAATTCGCTGGGCTAACCAAGATGAGCCTACGAACTGGACACCAGAAGTAACCAATAGCGCTGGATTTATTAGGGTATCTCGTGGTTCTAGAATCGTGTGTGGTATTGCAACTCGCCAAGAGATTCTAGTATTTACGCAAGGCACCTTAAATTCACTGCAGTTTTTAGGCACAACTGATGTATTTAGCTTACAGGAACTAGCAGATAACATCTCTATTATTGCCCCACAGGCGGTTCAGGTTGTTAATAACACGGTGTACTGGATGGGTAAAGATAAGTTTTACGTGTACTCAGGCCGTGTTGATACCTTACCTACTACTTTACGTAACCATGTATTTAACAACATTAACCTTAATCAAGTAGACCAGATTATCAGTGGCACTAACGAGGCATGGAACGAGATTTGGTGGATGTACCCAACTGCCGATTCGAACTATAACAATGCCTACGTGATCTATAACTTTGTAGAACAAGCTTGGTATTACGGCACTATTAACCGCACTGCATGGTTAGATACACCATTACGTGACTATGGGCAGGCAGTTGAAACTGATCCTACTAACTGGACAGGTGTTATGTACAACCAAGAGCAGGGCACAAATGACGGTGTATTGCCGATGGAGTCTTATATTGCTTCATCTGACTTTGACATTGGCGATGGCGAGAACTTTACATTAATGAAACGCATTATTCCTGACGTTAATTTTGACGGGTCGACTGCAGAAGCGCCAGAAGTCACTATGACAATCAAGCCCCGTAACTTCCCGGGTACAAGATACATAACCAATATGGGCACTGAAAGCCAGCCAGTTATCCAAACAAACGTACTTAATACTCTTGTCACCCAATATACGCCACAGGTATTTATTCGTGCCCGTGCTCGTCAGTTAGCGTTTGAAATTAGCTCGGCTGATTTAAATGTCCAGTGGCAGCTAGGCGCCCCCCGTATTGATGGTAGACCAGATGGCAAACGCTAATGCAACCGTACAAGTTTCGTGCTCCCTCGTTACCAATACCGTCTTATGAGTATTCTCAAAGTCAACAAGATCAATTTCAGAACGCCCTGCGCCTGTACTTTAACCAGCTAGATACATTTAACCTAAACGTAACAATACCTAATTTTGGCCCCTCTTCTTCTAGACCAACCGAAGGATTATTAATAGGGCAGACGTTTTTTGATACTACTTTGGGTATTCCGCTTTGGTGGGAAGGAAACTACTGGGTAAATGCACTGGGATACCCAATAATTCAAGTATCGGGTGTAAAAACAGTAGGA